GTCAAAACCAATTTCATGCTCATATACGTAGCCATCACTAGATGCGTAATTCGGATACGAGAACACGCCGATGTCGGCACCAGCAGTGCGCGACATGGAGCCGATGCTCCAATGATTCTCTCTAAAATTCCACGCAACGTAGCGATTGTTTTCGAGTGAATCACTCGACGGGTAAAACCAGATGACTTCGTTAAATTGTGCGTTCAGTACTGCAAAGCACTTGCTTCGCTGATCCTTATTCATGTTTGAAAACACGAACTCAGAGACGGTTGACGTGAGACTACGCACACCACCGCCGTCGTACATAAAAAATCCGTTGTCGCCCATCCAACACGCGAACGTGTCCGCTTGCACACTGGCGTTGGCGCTAATGGCACCGCAACCAGTGCCGACTTTGTTAAACGAGAATACGAATGGCGGTCCTGTGTACCTTGCTACGTGCGCGTCGGTCGACGTAATGATCAGCGTACCGCCTCGCACTCGTTGTCCGGTAACAATCTCACCGACCGTGTTGAGATTAAATCCACCGGCCTGGTTGGTCGCTGCTGCGGTCCACACGGTGTTGTTTTCTTGATCGCACCATTCGACTCGATCGCGTTCGCCGCCAGCGGCTAGCGCAAACACGAAACGCTCTTCAGTGACAATGATCGCCGCGTTATCGGTTGGCGCGTTCGTGACCACTGCCGCCACGTTGCTCGTGTTGTTGGCCCACTGATAAATTTTGCCGTCTGTTGAGCTACAGCCGAGTAAATATTCGCCCCAGGTGTCAAGGCTCCAAGTGGTTACGGGCGTGTATGGTCCGGTGTCAGGTCGGGGTGTTCCCCATGAACTTGCCGACCAGGTTAACGCGCCCCAGCCCAAATTTTGTACGGCATCGGCGGTGCCTGTCGTAAACGAGGCTGGCGTGATGTCATGTATCGCGTTCGCCTGGTCAATGACATAGAGCTTGCTTTCGGTGCCCAGTGCAGTACGTCGGTTGCCGCTGTTGTCTCGATAGGTGATCAACGCCCGAGAGATGCCCGTGAACGTGCTAGAAGTGCGCTTCCGCCATCCGCCGAATGGTTGCAGCGAGCCTTCATGCCAGCGGATTAAGTTGCTGTCGTTCCACGAGTTCGCTTGTTGCAGGTTCGTGCCAGATTTTATGACGCCAGGCGGTATATCGAGTGCGAGCAAGGGCATCAGTAACTCCAGATAGCAGGGTTAGGAAACCCTTTTGCCATGTCCAGATGGATGAAGCGCCCACTCCCTTTCTGTTGCACGCCGACGCGGCTAAACCCCATATTGAGCGCTTCGCGAAGCACCGTGATGGCCTGTTCGCCGGTGACTGCTATATCGACTGCCTGGCCCGTGGTATGTGCGCCAGGGCGCTCTTTCCGTATCTCAATCGGGTGATCGCAACAGCGATAGCCACTGCTGATCAAAAACGGGAACTGACACTCGTGTCGCAGCTTGTCAATTGTCCGCGCGAAATCGAGATCAATGCCATCTTCGCCACAGTGCTGACATTTAAATTCATCGCTTTTGAAATAGGTCAAATTCATTTGGTGACGCCCTTCACCTTTTCAAATCCGCGAATGCCTGACATACCCAGCATTCCCAGCATTACGGGGTAAAGCAGGTCGCCATTCACTGGCGGCACGTCGAACCAAATGCTTAAAACAGGCTGCACGATTACGTTGTAAGCTAGTCCGATCCAACAAACGTGGCCGATCGCGGGTCGCCAACTTGATTGAAACCAATTGCCGATCGCCTCTGTCTTGTTGAGTTCAATTTGCGCGAGGGCTTGCTCCTGCGCATGGCGTTCTGCCAGGGTCGACAACTCAAAGGCAATACGATTCTTTTCATCCGCATCTGGGATGAATTTATCGAGCAGCTTTGTGGCTGAACCTATGAGCGCGTCAATTGGCATTAAGGCACCGCAACGATCTCAGGCTGCTCATTAGCACAAGCTTTTTTTATTCGTTGCTTGTACAAATCGATCAGCGCGTTTAGCTCATCGAGTCGGATGCCGAGTTGGTTCGATTCAATGCTCAATTCTACTAGTCGATTAACCACAACTTGCAGTTGCGGTTCTAGGCTTTCAACCGAGATAGTCTCCCCGTCGATCACTACATTTTCAATTTTATCGCTCATAGTCGTTGCTCCCTTAAAAAAGTCTTAGAAAAATAAACATTGCGACCGAGACAAACAGGGAACAACCAACGGCCATGCCGAAAAGTTGTCCCACAAACTTCATCATCTCGTCGCGTTCTCGTTGCCGCTCTTTTGCAGCCGCTAGCTGCCGTTGTTGCTCCTCCCGTTGTTCGGCCATTATGTTGTTCATGTCGTGCAGCACGTCGTGCAGCCCGGCCATTTTTAAATGTTGTGTAATATTGGCTTGCGCGGTCGCAATGCGTTTCCGTGTCAGGGCAATGTCGAGCGCTTCTTTCTGAGACAATTTCCCAGCTTTCTTGGTCTCGATCTCGTTGATCTTCTGGTTCGCGTCGGTTAAGCGACCGATGTAACTCGTTAGCGTTGCGACATGATTTCCAGATTTCTGAACGGTATCGACAATGCTGTTGACCGTCGCGAGGACGGCAACTATTTCTGCAATTGGCATTCATCCTCCCAGCATTAACAACCATGTGCTCACTCCCGTTGTCACTACTGCGCTGCCAAGTAGCCATGCTATTTTTTCCCACCGATCAGCGTGCGCGTCAGTTTGCTTGCGCAGTTCTGATAGTTGGGTAACGACTTCGCCGTATCGCTCTCCGCATTCACGCTCATGCTTTGCAATTTGTTCCAAAGCTTTAACTGCTAAATTTCGTTCCTCTTTCGTCATTTTTTTTGCCGCGTCTTGTTTCTTGCTATCGACTACCAAGGGACGCCTGTAGACGTTGTCGGAGTTTTCTGTTCTGCGATTTGCGCCGTCAATGACGTTTCAATTTCATTTTTATCCACGTCAGCGTGTACCCAACCAAGAACTGTTGATTCTGTTAGATCATTGTAGGCGACAAAGTCAGACGCTGAGGGATCAGGGGTAAATCTACAAGCTCCATAGCTCTGTGCTACATAAGTGTTTTCTTCTACAGTTTCAGAATCTTTTACGCGCCAGTGTGCAACCGTTACCCCGCCAGTACTGACATTGCGTTCCATTGTTTTTATTGACCAAGTCGCAGCCATTATCGATGCTCCTTAATTTTCAAAAACCAGTTGCTCGCCGCTTATCCGTTCAAGAACTCGCAGCGCCTTTAACATGTCGACGTTTATTCGCTTGCCGTCTCTCTCTGAAAAATATGACCATGCCATATCTTCCGATGGGCCTTCGGGGATGAGATCAAAATTGTGAGGTGATAGTGTGGTGACGTTACCTGCTTCGTCTCTAACTTTTAACTCGCTTGATGAACTAACATCCTCAGCGTAGAGGACTACACCATTAGTCGCAGAGCCAGCAGGAGCGGTCCCGTTGGTTAAAACAAGATTTCCAGCAGATGATGTAGGCGTAGTCGAACCGCCCACATGGAGATTTCCTGCACTATCTACAACGACCAAGGCATTGGTAATGTTGCTCGTAGCATCTGCATGGGAGGCTGTTGCGTTGCGACAGATCGCAAAACTGTCAGATTTGTTGTAAGGAGAACCTGCAAAATACTCAACGTTATCGGCTTGGTTGTGCAAGAAGTTTCCGGCAGCACGACCCGCTCCATTAGAATCAAATATCAACCTTGAGTGTGAGAATCCACTGCCTCCATCATTGCCGATGTGGATAGTACTATCCACGTCCAATTCATAAGCGGGTGTTGTAGTGCCGATTCCGACATTTCCTGCACTAGTGATCCGCATACGCTCCGCGTTATTGGTGCGAAAACCCATGTGGTTATCGGAGTGATCGTAAGTCAATAAACCTATATTTGAATCACCCTCATCTTGAAAGTTTATTGCCGACAACCCTGATGAGTTTCCAATCAGCCTCAACCTTGCGTCACCGCCAGAATTGGTTGACTCAAGACTTATTTCTGCATCACCAGAGGTTGATTTTATGTGTAGTAAGTCGTTAGGTGATGCAGTACCTATGCCAACATTCCCCGATGAACCCTGAAGAAAAAATGCGTGTGTGGCGCTATCGGACTCAATGCGAAAATCAAGGTCTCGACTATCCTCATTGATAACAGTTTCAGTACTATCTATTCCAATACGTTCAACCATGTTGCCATCGAGTTTAGTTTCTATCCGTAGTTGACCATCTTCGGAACCATCAGTTGGATCAT